GACATCGTTTTTGATTTTCATATACTCTATATTATTATTTTTTGTTTCGTTGTAAATAATCAATCAATTTCATTTGGGTCTCTAAAACCGAAAGTAACATCTCAGAATGTTTCTGTAGGGTTCGTTCCATTCGTTCTAAGACGTGGTCTTTCTCTTTCTCTTGTGTAAAGGGTTTGTCTGAAAATACCTGGTGTATTTCTTCTTTCCTTCGCTCGTTGGTCTTCTCCAACAAGGCCGTTAGGTCCTGCATCGGTTTATCTGGCTCACGTGTAAAATCCACGATAGGCGGCTTGGGTGGCTGAAGCATTTTATCGTATTCCTTTTGAGTATCTTCGAACGAAGGCATGAGACGACTTCTAAACTCTCTTAAAAATTGTTCGTTTTTCAGTTCCACCGCATCCGGTGAATTTGAATGTTCATATTCTTTGACGAGTTCCTCAAACCGTTTCTGTACAGTCGGTAAGACGGATGAATTCAATGTATTAAATATACCTTGTTCAATACATTGTTTCCACAAATAGGCCTTGTTCTGCTGACTATTCATATGTTAGACTATAGAATGTCTCATTTATATCTTTTATTTCGCAATGACTCGATTAAAATAAACGTCTCTATATTTCGCAACCTCGTCGTCTTTCACGCGCGTTCGATTGAAGGTGTTTAATTTTTTCTTATTTTTTAGAAGATGAATGATAAAGTAAAGGACATACATTCCACATTCACTTGTGGTCGTTTGATGCGCCTTGTTTCGGTTGTCTCGGTATTTTAAAGTCACCCCCATCGCTTTCCCTTGTTGCTTCAGTCGGTCTGCTAGAACATTCACTTCTTTTTTAGGCGGGTTTCCAGCCGAGTCAAAATAATAGATGGTTCTTTTGTTCAAGTCTATCCACATGCATACCCAATGAGAACCTCCTCTGTCATGTGCGTCCAAGTTCAATACGATCCCTATCTTCGTTTTACCCTTTTTACGGTAACTAGCCAAGTCAATTTTACACAAGTCTTCGCTTACACAACGGTCTCCCACTTTGGTGTCGAAATCCATCGGGGACGCATGGATATAGGCAAACTCTGGATAAGTATTTTGATATTGGTCTAATACTTCGTCAATGTCTTCGTTGGATAGCCATTCCCTGTCGTTGCTCTTCCATTCATTGGGTGGAACAGGTGCGAAATTATGTTTGATGATACGTTGGGAGTTCTCTTTATCTAACTCTAATTTTTCCATCCAACAGACTTCTTGGTCGCACTCTTTCATGTGATTACGCAAAGCATTCCAAATCTTCTTCTGTTCTGTATGCACAATCTTCTTGTCTGGATACTTTCTGTTCCATAAATCGCGTAATTCTATAAGAGCATTATCATTGTAACACGTATAGGACCGTTTCGTCTTTCTGGGATGACAACTTAATTTCTTGAAAGGAGCTTTTTTCGTCTTCATATAAATATAGAGATATAGAATTATTTTTTTTCGATACGTTCAAAGAGTTCCTTCATGGATGTTTTTTTTGAACGCATCACAAGACGTTTGTCTTCTTCAATGTATTGTGGAACCGTCACCTCAACCGGAGGCCTTCGTCGTTGAACCTCTTCCAAGACAGACGAGACAAAGATAAGAAAGGCTTCTTTGTGTAAGAGATATTCTTCTTCATTTGTCTCGGTTTTGGCGGATACCATTTTTTGAAAGATACGTGTAATCTCTTTTTTATTTTCTTGTATACTCTCGAACATCTTAGTAGAGAGGATAGATTATTATTTGAATGTTTTACCTTAATGGACTAAGCTTAACTCGTTGACCGGATTGCGTTGGTCCCGGTTTTTCCTGAGGCTCTCCCTTGGAAGGTTGCCTGTAATGAAGGCGAGTCATGTTAAAAAAGGGGCTAGACTCCTTCTGACTCACCGACCGAGACACGGCCTGTGTGATGCTATGTCCAGGGTCTGGTTTGTAAGAAGAATATACATATAAATCGCTGTGGGTCTCGGGTATATAGACCGCGGCATCGGCCTTTTGCAAAGCGGCAAACTGGGACCTCAATGTGGACTCTTGGTCAATCTGTTTCGCATAATAGTCGACGGGTCCTCTGTTCCCAGGATGAAATGTTTTTTCGGTTGAATATTCATTGTATTGATGCAGGGGCTCTGTGGACTTTTGGGGTTCAGGGGTGGTTTGGAATAGCGTGTATTTGGTGCTGGCGGGCCTTGGGTCATACAAAGGCTGTAAAGGCTGTGATGCTTGAACACGCTCCATGATGCGAACATTTAACTCGTTGTCATAATCTATATTCATCTATACTAATCTAATATTTTATATTTTATATTTTATATTAAAGATAATACGTATCCTTAGATAGATGTGTGGAATTTTCGCGTTGATTTCAGACAACCCTCACCCCGACCTCTATCAATGGATGACAGAGGGTTCGAAACGAGGTCCGGATGGCACCACGTATTACACCGACAGACATTGTTATATGGGGTTTCATCGTCTTGCCATCAACGGTCTAAATAAAAAATCAGGACAACCTCTCTTTTACAAGAACTATGTCTTGATTTGTAATGGAGAAATCTTTAATTACAATGAACTGATTGCCAAGTATCAGTTGTCTCCGACGACTCAAAGTGATTGTGAGGTGATTGTATTGTTGTATGAGCTTCTGGGTATAGAGTGCCTGCGTGAGCTGGACGGCGAATATTCTTTTGTCCTGTATGATACACAGCACAAAACCTGGACCCTTGCCCGAGACCCCTTTGGGATTCGTCCTCTCTATCTCGTGAGTACGCCGTCTCAGCTGTGTGTATCCTCGGATTTGGGTTCGATGCAAGCCTTTTCCTATGCTGATAGCACTCCTTTCTTACCTGGACATTATGCCGTGTTCAAACAAAAAAAGATGACCCTTTTACCCTTTTACGAGTTACCTACATCCAAACCAATGGATAGGTCTATCTTGTATACACGGCTGTGTGAAAGTATCCGAAAACGAGTCTATAATACCGACCAACCCGTGGCTTGTCTCCTCTCGGGCGGGCTAGACAGTAGCTTGGTTGCAGCCATCGCGGCAAGGTATTACAAGGAGAAAACGGGCAAGGCACTAGAGACCTTTAGTATCGGTCTAAAAGATGGAGAAGACCTCTTGTATGCTGCCAAAGTGGCTACCCATATACAGAGTAACCATACTCAGGTCATTTGTAGTGAAGAAGAATTCTTTGATTCGATTCCCCACGTTATCCGAGACATTGAAAGCTATGATACCACCTCGGTTCGCGCCAGTGTCGGAAACTGGTTAATCGGGAAATACATTCGAGAACATAGTGACGCCAAGGTTGTGTTAAACGGAGATGGAGCGGATGAAGTGATGGGCGGATACTTGTATTTTCATCTATGTCCTTCTCCACAATCCTTTGACGAAGAATGCCGTCGTCTCTTAAAGGATATTTCTTATTTTGATGTCTTGCGAAGCGACCGTTGTATATCGAGTCACGGTCTAGAGCCGAGGACCCCTTATCTTGACCCAGCTTTTGTCGAGGCTTATCTAAGTCTAGACAAGGAAACACGTTATCACCCTGGCAAGAAACAACAAGAAAAACATGTCATTCGTCAACTGATTCTAGAGTATGACCCTTCATTGTTGCCATCCGAAGTGTTGAACCGCCGAAAAGAAGCTTTTAGCGATGGCGTAAGTAGTCAGAAAAAAGCTTGGTATCAAATGATACAAGAACGCGTTCCTCTTACGGAGCCTGGTCTCTATGAGAAAAATCCACCGACTACTCCCGAGCAAATGTATTATCGTTCCATCTTCGAGACAAATTATCCAGGTGGAGGCCATATTATTCCCTATTTCTGGATGCCCCGATTTACGGATGCGACCGATGCGAGTGCACGCACCCTATCCATCTATGCCTAACGATTCATAAAATCTCTCAATTTAGAAGAAATGTATTCCGTCACGCGCTTGTGTAGTTTCATCGGAAGATTACGCTTCTTGGACTTGAACCCAGGTATGGTTTTCTGAATACGCGTGTTTACTTCTTTCTCCTCCAAAATGTATTGATAGGCCTCGGACCGGATGTAGTAGATATTCACATGGTTCATGTGTTCATGGTATTTATCGTCGATAAAACAAAACAAATGCGTATGCCCATCTTTTATACAAGAAAATAGATCATGATAACTCTTTTCACGTGTCGTTCTCTCGGGGCTATGATAGGTGAGGACGGGTTCAAAGAGAGAACAGCCTAGTTTACTATGGATATACTGGATGAGTTGCTTCACAAAATCTTCGTTTCTGTTGTTGCTGTATAATACAATTCCTTTCACGCGTTTGTTTTTTTTCAACAAGGCAAGTGAATGTAACAATTCAAACAATTGAGGGCGAAATATTTCAGGGAACAATTCAAACAACGGAGCGTATATTTCCATCCGTGTTTGATTAATAATATAGACAATTTGGTCAAAAAATCCCAACGTTTGGTCCAAATCGAATACAATCATTTTATGTTTCATAAAAAAAATAAGGATATATACTAGTATTATTATAATGCTAAAACCTTTGTCCTTCCCCGAGTGTAAAAGTTTATTGCATTACTATCATATAAGACCACCTTCCACGATAAAAAAAACAAGGGACATTGCATTGTTTTTATTTTTGACCAAATTATGTGAGTATGACAAAACGAAAATTTCAGGACTTTTACACTCCAACAAGCATTATAAAAATTATAGAAAAACCTATAAAATAGGACTAATCTTTTAAATGGTCTAGGATATCCAACAAGAGTTTTTCTTGCTTGGTATTCTTTTGAAAGACAATACTGTCCTGTAGTAGTATTTTAAAAAACTTATTGTTTCCGTTCTTACATAAGAGATAGACCTTTTCTTCGCGTGTCTGTAGGTCCACGATGAATCCCCCTCGCAACAGCTCCATGCTATATTTTTTTTGAATGTTAAAGTATCTCACATAGCTTCCTAGACGAAATTCATCAATTTCGTCTACGTATCGATAGTCTACCAAAAGCTTCCGATATGCGTTTCGTTCCTTCTCAGTCTCTAGAAGTTGAGACAAAATAGTGTTCTTTTGTTTCTGGATAGTGGCATGGTCGGTCAAGTTATACTTGTCCATCTCTTCTAAGATGCGATCCATTTCGCCTTCCATTTAGGTGTACACGTGATATCTTTTCATACGCGTTCATCTTAATGAGCGTTGACGGTCCGCATATATTTCTTAATAAGCGTTGACGGTCCGCATATATTTCTTAATAAGCGTTGACGGTCCGCATATATTTCTTAATAAGCGTTATACGCTCCAATTTCATTCGACGCCACGGGCTCACTCAGACCGTAAGACTG